GCCCGGGGCTCCGGGCGTGACGCCGGGCATCGCCGGCGGCGGGGCCGGCAGCGAGCCCGGGGCCGAGCCGGCCGGCGCCGGCGGGTCTACGCCGTCGTCCTCGGTGAAGGACCCGAAGTTGTTGCGGCTCGGGTCGCTCTTCTGGAGGGTCGCCGTCGCCTTGCAGGTGCGGTTCACGAGCTGCTGGGCGATGTAGTCGCAGCCCTCCTTGGTGATCGGCTGGGCGCCGAACACCTGGCCGAGCCACTCCTTGGTGACGCCGAAGGCCAGCCAGTCGCCGAGGGTGAACCCCATGCGCTGGGCGACCTTGTCCGGGTCGGTGTCGGCGGGGCCCGCGGGGAGCACCCAGTTGTGCCAGACCTTGCGGCCGGCCTTGTGCTGCGAGATGACCTCCATCTGCACGGAGACCATCGGCGCGCCCGTCTGGGCGATCTTCCCCTGTCCGGCCAGGATGCGGAACCGGTACGTGCCCGGGTCCAGCGGCTGGAAGCCGGCGTTGGGCTGGGCGTTCTGGAGCACTGCTCCCCAGGTGACGCTGGTCACTGCGGGTTGCCTCCCGTGTTGTAGGCGGTTGCGGCGGCGGCCGGCGGCGCCTGGTTGTACCGGCTCTCGAGCACGGCGACTACGTCGGCTAGGTCGTAGCCGCCGCGGCCCGTGTCGATGTCCTTGATCGGGACCACTGGCCCGAAGGTGCGCGTGAGGACGTGGGTCCTGTCCTTGGCCACGTACTGGCCGTAGGGCTGGATCATCATCTGCCTCGTGAGGCCCATGCCGTCAGCCGTGGGCTGTGCGTACAGGAAGCCGACGAGGTGGACGAAGCCCGGCAGGGCCTTCGCCAGCGAGCCCTGCACGAACGGCCTGAAGAGGCCGCCGTTCTTGTCGTCCGTCAGCGTCAGGAATATGACGTTCTGGAGGGGGTTCCGCGGGTCGATCGCCATGTCGCGCATCCGCCGAACGACCGACTCCATCTCGATGAGCAGGTCGCCCCAGTTCTGGGTCTGCATCCGCTCGGTCCCGCGGATGTTGTCGCGGCACCGCTTCTGAATCTCGGTGAGCGAGTCCATGACCGCTGAGCGGAACGGGTGCTGGCCGGAGTCCAGCCACTGGTGGACCCGCTGCCACGTCGGCCAGTCCCGGACGATGACGCGGACGGTGTCCGCGCACTGCTGCTGGGCCGGGTCGGCGTATGGGGTGCCGGGAGGCCCGTAGGCCATCGGGTCCCACACCTGCTTGGGCCAGCTGGGCGTGAACTCCGAGCCGCCCTCGGCGTCGAGGACCAGCCTCGGGCCCGGGACGGTGTCGGCGAGCGCGGACTTGCCGGCCCCCGACTCCCCGTGGATCAGTGCCACGAAGCTGCTCTGCTGGGTCATCCCTTCTCCACTTCCGTGTACCGCTCGTAGGGGTCGTGCTCCACGTACTCGGTGGAGAGGACGAACTCGACGTCGGAGCCGTCGTCGAACTGGGCGCAGACCATGAAGAACGGGCAGTCCCAGGTGCAGTCCCTGGTGGGGTTGGGGTAGGCCAGGTCCTGGTGGTCGCCGCCGGCGTCGAGGGAGCGGCGGACCGCCAGTATGTCGCGGACCTCGCCCCACACCCGCTTGTAGAAGTTGCGGTACACCTCGTCGTTGTGGGTGACCCCAGCGCGGCCGTAGAACGGCGGGTTGGCGCGGGCCGTCCGCTTGACCTTGCGGAGCATGTTCCAGACGCCACCGTTGGCGAACTCCTCCCGCCCGACGGTGCCATCGGCCTGCGCCTTGAGCCGCTGGAGGAGGCCGTAGGTCTTGAGCTGCTCGTCGAGCGGCCCGGTCTTGGGCAGGTCGCTCAGGGTCTGGCAGCTCTTGTGGTCGACGAAGGTCAGCGCCCCGTCGCTGGCCCGGCGGGCCTGCACGTCGAGCTTGCCGATCAGCCACACCGCGGTGCCGTCGACCTCGCCGAGGTAGGCCTCGACCTCCTGCTCGGCGGTGAACTCGGCGAGCTCGGAGTCGGCGCCCTCCTCGACCAGCCACTCGAAGTAGCCCCCGAGCATGATCTTCGCCAGCTCGTAGTCCTGGAGCATGCCCTCGTGTAGGTGGTCGGGCAGGTTGGGGTCGGCCAGCCGGGCCTCTACGTACTCTGCCAGCGGCGCGCGCCAGTCGAACGCCTCGGGGTCCCGGGCGGGCTGCGAGTAGTAGGCCTCGAGCGGCTTGTGGACCATGTTGCCCAGGCTGAGCGGCCCGACGCCCTCGCGCCGCAGCCTTAGCCGCCGGTAGTACGACAGCCACCACTTGCGGCGGCAGCGCTTGAACGCCCGCAGCTCGGAGTTGCTGACCTTGAGCTGGCCGCCCTGGCCGTCGTCGACGTAGGAGCCGGCCTCCGCCGCGGCCTCGTCGGCGAGGTCCTGCCAGGTGACCGGCTCGTCGCCGGGGTCGGGCACGCCCATGCAGATTCCGCACTGTCCGGCGGGCAGCTCGTGCTGGCACTCGAACGCCACTTCGCTCCACTCCTGTCCCAGGTCAGGCGCCGGCGGCTCGCCGTGCGCCCTCAGGTCCTCCCAGACGGCCCTCGAGGGCCTCCCGCAGCACCCGGCTACGTACTTGCCGCTGCCGTCGCCCGCGGGCCCCCAGCGGTCCTCCGGGACACCCCTGCACGTGCAGTAGGGCGCGATCGCCCACTCGGTCAGCGGCTCGCCCTGGGAGCCGATCAGGACCGGCCCCGCGAGCGGCTCGCCCCAGCGCGGGTCGGCGGCGCAGGTCCCGGCCGGCACGGAGACCGGCTCTATGCCTCTCACGACGGGAGCACCTTGGACAGGGCCACCATCAGCAGGCACCCGGCCGCCAGGCCGAAGCAGAACCCCGACCACCACCAGTCGCTCCTCACGCCTCCCCCTTCCAGCCCAGCATCCTGTGCAGCGTCCTGCCGTCCGCGACGACCTCCTGGAAGTTGGCGTACTTGTCGGCGAGCTTCTCGCCCTTGCTCTCGCCGTCCTGAGTGGCGTAGAAGTCCTCGAGGGTGCCCTCGCTCAGGACGCGGATGACCGACACAGACTGCGACTGCTGCCCCGGCCTGTCGACGCGGCCGACGAACTGCTCGTTCTCGACCCTGTCCCACGACTCCTGCAGGAACACCAGCGTGTCGGCCGCGACCAGCTCGTTGAGGCCCTCCTTGGCCGCCTGGATGACGCACAGGGCGACGCGGATTCGGCGTGCCTCAAAGTCGGCCAGCTGCCGGTCCTGCTCGGCGTCGCCGATGCCGCCGGCGACCAGGCAGTACGGGACCTTCTTCTTGTTGAGCTCGGCCTCGCACAGCGCGATCAGCTGGCGGCTGGGCGACCCGAACACGATGGACCGCGGCTGCACCTCCGCCGACGAGGAGCCGATGCCCATCTCGTCCACCAGCTCGGACATGGCCCTGACCTTGTTGGACGGCGCCTTGAGCTGCAGGTCCATGATGGCCTGGCCCTCCTCGTCGCGCCTTCCCTTGTCGACCATCTCCCCGTAGGCCTGGGCGAGCTGGTGCAGCCGGTTGGACTTGTGCATCCCCGAGGTCGCTGCCAGCACGCCGCCGTCGAGCTCGGCGAGCATCTCCTTGGCGAGCTGGTTGTATGCCGTCGCCTGCTTGGGCTCCATCGGCACGTACAGGTCCTCGCGGGTGACCCGCGGCCGGAAGGGGTCGAACTGCTGGCGGAGGCGGCGGATGCCGTAGGGCTCGAACGCCTGGTAGAACTCCTCGCGGGTCTCTGGGCGTACGCCGCCTATCTCCATCCCGCCGAACATGTTCCAGATCGTCGTGGCGTAGCGGTCGACCAGCCTGCTGTAGGCCGGCCACGCGACCTCGTCGAGGAAGTTGAGGATGGACCAGGCCTCGGCCGAGTTGGACGACACGGGGGTGCCGGTCAACGCGTAGCGGAAGCGGGCCGGCCCGGTGCCGGCCGCCGGCGTCCCGAAGGCGACCGCCTTCAGGGCGCGGGTCTGCTTGGCCCTGCGGTCCTTCGCCCTGTGCGCCTCGTCGGCGACCACCGTCCGCCACGGCACGGCGTTGAGCGGGCCCGGCTCGACCTCCTTGGGGGCCATCTCGATGTTCCCGAACCGCTCGAGGCGGGAAAGCCCGGCCAGGCTCTCCCAGTTGGTGGCGACGACGTCGACCTCGCCGGCGGCGACGCGCTCGAGGAGCTTGCGCTGGGCGGGCTTGCCCTTGGGCATGACCTCGACGCGCAGCTCCGGCCAGAACGGCCCCTGGCCGTCGCGGTCGTCGTGCGCCTCCTTGACCCAGGTCTTGCGGACCTTGTTGGGGCAGACGACCAGCGCGGGGAACACCTCGGCCGGGCCGTGGACCGCGGCCAGGAGCTTCATCGTGGCGAGGGTGGTGCGGGTCTTGCCGCCGCCCATCTCGTCCATCTCGGCGTACCGCTCGGCGAAGGCCATGGCGCCGACGGCCACGCGCTGGAGCGGCCAGAGCCTCTCGGCCGTCGGCCCGGTCAGGGCGTAGTCCTGCTGGTAGCGCAGGGCGGTGAGCGGCCCGTAGCGGCCCTCCCAGGCCCGGCGCCCCCAGTCGCAGTAGGCCTCGGTCGCCTGCATGGTGTGGGCGAATACGCCGTTGACGGCGACGTAGGCCGGCCACGTGGCGCGCGCGACCCAGGCGCCGGGCGCCCCGTTGTGGGAGGGCTGGTTGCCCGCCCACTTGGCGCCCGGCACCTGCTTGGCCAGGTCCCCCTCGTGCAGCCCCGTGCTCAGCACGAACGAGTCCTGGGCCTGGTCGTAGTCCGCGATCACGGCAGCAGTGCCCTCCGGTCGATGATGTTGTGGTCCACTGCCCACTTGACGGCGTGCCGGCCGGCGTCGCGGCGGTGGCCCCGCTCGCCCCTGGCGGCCGGCTCCCACCAGCCGAGCCGCCTTAGCTTGGCGCCGTCCTTGTCGAACGACTTGTCGCCGGGCATGCAGCGCTGGAACAGCTTGCCGCCCCAGCGGCACCAGGTCTCCAGTAGGCCGATCTGCTTGACCGGCCACATCTCCTGGTCGGTCGGGCACTCCTTGACCGTGCGCTGGTTGACGCTGAACCCCTCGCAGAGGACGCGGTCCACGGCCCACTCCTCGCGGCGGGCGACGAGCACCCCCCACGACCAGTCGACGAAGTCGTCGTGCGGCAGCTCGCCCCCCGTGAAGGTGACCGAGCCCTGGTCGCCAGGGACCCAGTCCATGAAGCCGTACCCCGTCACCTTGCCCGGGTCGACCACCAGCATCCTCACTGCTCGTCGGCCCGCCGCCGGCCGCGGCGCTTCTTGCCCGAGCCCTTGCCGCCGTACATGTGGTCCCCGAGCGTGGACGCCGGCGCGGGCACCGGACGCAGGGCGCGGTACGGCCCCTTGCCCATCAGCACCAGCTGGACGGCCGTCAGGCCTGACTTCCTCATAGTGCGTGTTCCTCCCGTGGTTCGCTAGTGGAAACCTACCGTCGCTACTGGTCGTAGCCGTCGCCCCAGCGGCGGACGACCGACGTGTCGACCGTCAGCGGGACGGCGAACCGCTCGGTCTCGGGCATGACCCGCCTGAGCGTCTCCACGGCGTCCCACTGGGCCTCCTCCGGCACCTCGGTCAGGACCTCGTCGTGTACCGGCAGCAGCAGGTGGTCGCCCATCCACGTCCGGCTGAGCTCGACCAGCTTGGCCTTGAGCACGTCGGCGGCGGTCCCCTGGATCAGGTAGTTCACTGCCTTGTAGGCCTGCGACGGCCAGCACGGCTCCTTGCGCCCGTAGGCGGTCACCACGTGCGGGTCGCCGGTCGCGCGGTCCCGCTCCACCAGCTTCTGGGCGATGCGGCTCGGGAACCTGTCCTTGCGGGACTCCGGGAACGTCCGCTCGTAGGTGTCCATGACCGACTGCGCCTCGGAGAGCGTGAGCCCGGCGGTCGCGGCGAAGGTCTCCAGCCCGGACCCGTAGATCTTCGAGAACTGGGCGCCCTTGGCGCGCTTCCTGGCGGGCTTGGGCACCGGCTGGTCCATCCCGATGCCGAAGACCATGCGGGCGGCCACGGAGTGCAGGTCGTACCCCTCGTGGCCGGCGGCGGTCATCGCGTCCCCGTACCTTATGGACTCGATCATCGCCCGGTCGCCGGAGTAGTGGGCGAAGAGCCGGCCCTCGACCTGGTCGTAGTCGGCCTTGGCCATGACGTTGCCGGCCCCCACGACGAAGGCGTTCCTGATGCGGGCGTCGCCGGCCGGCAGGTTCTGCAGGCTCGGGTCGCTGACCGACGAGCGCCCCGTGCGGGCGCCGAGCGGGTTGATGCTGGGGTGCACCCGGCCGTCGGGCGACATGCGCCTGAGAATGTTCCGGCCGTAGGTGTTGATGAGCTTGTGGAACTCGCGGTGGCGCAGCACCAGCTGCGGCACCGGGTGGTCGATGGCGCCCAGGATGTCGTCGTCGAGCTTGGGGTTGCCCTTCTCGGTGAAGACCAGCGGGCGCCAGCCGAACTCGCGCTCCATGGCCCGCATGACCTGTTGGTCCGAGTTGGGGTTGGCGATGTGCCACTCGCGGTTCAGGACGTGCTCCACGGCCGCCCGCTCTCGCCCCCACTCCTCCATGCCGCGCTCGAGGTAGGGGCGGTCGATGAGGATGCCCCGCCGGCCCATGTCCATGTAGACCTGCGCGACCGCCAGCTCCAGCTCGTAGAGCGGGCCGTAGTCGCGGGCCACGTACGGGTACTGCTCCTCGGCCAGCTGGGCGGTGATGACGGTGTCGAAGGCCGCGTACTTCCACAGCAGCTCGACTGGCACTGTGTCCCAGCCCCAGCCGCCCTTGGCCATGGCGAGCTTGAGCTCGTCCTCGCCGTGCAGGGCCCACGGGCCGAGGACCTTCGCGGCCCGGGGCTTAAGGCCCGTCCTCTCGGCGGGCGACAGCAGGTGCGCCATCGCCCTGGTGTCGTGCACTAGCCAGCGCTTGACCGGCGCGCCGTTGACCTCCAGGTAGGTGGTGTCGAAGGGCGCGTTGTGCATGGCGATGGGTCCCTCGTACCGCTGCAGGGCCTCGCGGACGGCGCCGGCCCACCACTTCCACTCCAGGCACCAGCCGTGGTGCCGGTCGCCGAACTGGACGGTCCGCAGGTCGTCGCGCCACCAGTCGAGGCCGCCGGTCTCGGTGTCGACGGCGATCCACGAGGGCCGGCGCTCGCCGAGCCAGGTCATGAAGTTCGCCAGCTCGGCCGTGTCCTGCACCCAGGTCAGCTCGATGTCAGTCGTCCCAGCCACGCCCCAGCCTCCCCAGAACCACCTCGGGCGGGTTCCGCTCGTCCCACAGTCGCGACTGCTCCTTGATCCAGGCCCTGAACCGCTCCTGGTTCGCGGCGGCGCGGCGCGAGTGCTTCTTCCACCCGCGCGGCAGGCACGGGTTGGTACCCCGCTTGTGGCGGCCGGGGTCCCACCCTGCCGGGGTGGTGAGCCGCTCGGTGGGCCTAGCCGGCTGCACGGCGGGCCTGCGCCCTGACGATGGCGGCCACGTCCTCGGCGGCGTCCTGCGGGCGCTCGTGCTCCCATACCCGGACGACCAGCCAGCCGATGGACTGCAGCAGCCGGCTGGTCTCGGCGTCCCTGGCGCGGGTCCGCTCGATCTTCGCCCGCCACCAGGCCTCGTTCTTGCCCGACGGCCTGAAGTGCTCTGGGCAGCCGTGCCAGTAGCAGCCGTCGACGAAGACAGCGACGCGGGCGCCGACGAAGGTGACGTCCGCCTTGCGCCTGACCCCGAGCTCCGCCGGCAGCGGCCGGTCGACGCGGTAGCCGGTCATGCCCAGCAGGCGCAGGTGCTGGCGCAGCTCCACCTCGGGCTTGGTGTCTCGGACCTTGACCCGCTTCATCCGCTCGGACACCTCGGGGCTGGTGGCCGGCGGGTCGCCCCAGCTCACAGCTTCTCCAGCATGGTCTCGACGTCGTCGTACAGCTCCACCTGCGGGAGCCAGTGGAACACGTTCTCCCGGGGCCCGCAGGCGATGATCCGGCGCCGCCGGGTCTGGACGCCGGCGCGCTCGAGCCCGAGCTGGATGGCGAGCGCCATGCCCAGCTCGACGTGCCGGCCGCCACGGGCCTTCTCGCCCGTGGTCAGCTGGATGAAGATGCTGGACCTGGAGAGGTCCTCCCAGTCGGCGCGGGCCGCGGCCTGCGCGCCCTCGTAGAACCCGGGCTGCGCCTGGTCAGACTCGATGCCGATGCCGGCGTCCTCGAAGGCGGGTGGCCGGTGGGCCCAGCCGGTGGCGGACTCCCAGCCCTTGAGCGCCTCGATGGTCCTGGCGAGGCTGTCCACCTCTGCCTTCCGCGCGTAGTCCGCGGCGACGTAGAACCGCTTCACTCGTCCTCCCAGTGGGTGATCTTCACCTGCGTGTTGGTCAGCATGCGGTAGCAGGCTGTCGCCAGCTCCCGGCGGTCCGCCTCCCAGGGCGGGCACACGAGCCTACGGGCCCCAGAGTTGCAGACGGCCAGCAGGCACTTCCAGCACGGCGCCGCGGTCACGTACACGGTCCCGCCGGCCCTCAGGTCCCGGTGGCTCTGCATGAGGGCGTTGACCTCGGCGTGCACCGACACGCAGAGCGGCTCGGCCCGGGGCCGCCCCTGGGGCCCGGGGAGGCCCGCCTGGGACTCCCTGGACTGCTGGCAGTAGGTTTGGCAGCCGAAGCCGCTCGGGCGGCCCAGGGGGCTCGCGAAGCCGGCCGGCGGCCCGTTGTAGCCGACCCAGTGGTCCCGGTTGCCCGGGCCCACCACGACCGCGCCGACGCGGCGGAGCGAGCAGTCGCTCCGCCGGCCGACTGCGAGGGCGACGTCCCACCAGGTCCGGTCCCACCCCGGGCGCGTCACCGGGCCCACCCGTACGAGTACACGGCGTCCACCATTGCCTGCTCGTGGTCGGCGCCCTCGCAGCGCCTGTCGGCGTAGTAGAGCTGGCCTAGCAGGGTGAGGCGGGAGAACTCCTCGCCCTGCGTCGGGTTCACTGCTCCCCCGCCCGGTGGTGCGGCTTGGCCTCGGCAGGCAGGCCGCAGGTCAGCGTGCCCCCCGTCTCCGAGCGCAGGCTGAACCCGCAGCGCCACGTGCCGTCGCCCCTATCGACGAAGTCGTGGGCCTCCAGCGTGGCCGGCACGCCCAGGTCCAGCGCGTCAGGCCGCGCCAGCCGGCGGGCGTACGCGGCCCCGGCGGTCAGGCCCTCGTAGAAGTTCACGATGTTGGACGGGTTGTCGTAGGTGGCCAGCCGGCGGAAGAGCTCCCGCACGGTGTCCAGTTGCCCGTCGTCGAGCTCCTGGAACAGGAGCCGCCTGACGTCCGCGCCGAAGGCCTCCTGGGCCGCGGACTCCTGCTGCTTGGCGGCCACGAACATTGACCGCGTGATCGGCGAGCCGTCCTCGACGGACCAGCCGACCACGGGGTCCTGGTCCTCGTCCCCGTAGCTGGTCACTCCGGCGCCCTGCCCGTCTGCAGGACCGACCAGTACCACTCCTCGACCGCGTTCCCGGGCGCCCACAGCCAGCCGTGGCGGGCGGACTCGAGCATCTCCCGGAAGCGCCGCCGCACGTGCCCCCAGCTCTTGTAGTGCCCGGGCTCCACGTCGTCCCAGTCCGGCCCCCACGACTCGCGGGAGTTGTGGACGGCGGGGGCCGCCGGCACGAGCTTCTGCCGGCGCAGGGCCCGCGGCGCGTCCGGGTCCTTGTCGACCCACCGCTCAGGCGTCCAGCGCCGGAGCTCCTTGATCTTCTCCACTTCCCGGTCGTAGATGTGGAGCGACGTGGCGTAGTGGTGGTAGTTCCCCCACGGGACGCCCAGCACGTTGGCCATGGCCGCCTGCACCTGCCCGAACTGGAACACGTCGTAGCACGTCCCCGTCCACAGGTCGTTCGCCCTCATGAAGACGAACATGTCGAGCCGTCCCCCGCGGAGCATCATCTGGAACTCGGTGGTGCAGGGGCGGTCCTTCCACACCGGGTTTCGGTCAGTCTCGCTCCACAGCGAGACGACCGCCTGCCGGGTGTCCGGGTCGAGCCGGAGTTGGTCCTCGACGCGCTCGAGCTGGTCGCCGATCCTGGGGCCGTAGGCGCCCTGGAAGAAGCGGTTCCCGTAGTCGAGGTTGGGCTGTCGCTCGAGGATGGCCTCCACGTCCTCGCGCCGCAGGCCGTCGGCGACGTCCGGCCACGGGCCCGGCAGGTCGTCGGCGAACCTGTCCATGACCCCGGCCAGCCCGATCGCGACGTCCGGGTAGGAGGCGCCGGCGAGGTTGCCGGTGCCGTCGATGGCCATCATCTTCACGCCGACCTTGCGGCCGATCCCGACGGGCACCCCCCGCCTCACGGCGTCCGCGACGCCGAAGGAGCAGGCCAGCAGCTCTGTGGTCGGCTCGCCCCTCGGGGCTACCTTGTGCCCCTTCCGGAGGATGAGGTCCCGCAGGGCGGGGAAGGCCTCCTCCATGCCGCCGTAGAGGTACGGCTCCGAGCCGATCACTCGTGCACCAGCCCGCACGCGGCGCCGGCGCTGACGTAGTCGGCGGGCGTGCCCGGCTCCGCGACCCGCCACGACCCGGTCTGTGGGTCCCACTCGCAGAGGCGTCCGTCGGCGCGGGAGCGGTCGAGCTCGTGCCGCCACCGGAGCTTCTCGAGGGCGGTGTTCACAGGGCTGGCGACCCGCTGGTACGCGGCCTCGACGGCCTCCTCGACCCGGGCCGAGTCCTCGGCCTGCGCGGCCCTGGCGATCGCGATGAACTCGGCGCACTGGGCGTAGCCGGCGATGTCGACGAAGCTGTCGCGGTGGAACCCGCCGTTCTTGGCCCTTGCGACCTTGAGCTGGATCATGCAGAGCGCCACCTGCTCGGGGGTGACCGGGTGCCCCAGCACCATGGCCCAGCCGGCGCCGATGTCGGAGAAGGACTCGAAGGGCCCGCCGTAGTCCTCCCGCCTCTGCCCGTTCACGATCCTGTCGGCCTCGGCCAGTACCGTCTCCTGCGTCACCGCGTTCCTCCCGCTCGTGTCTCGCTTGTGGACTACAGGCTAGCGCCTCCCGCGCCCCTCGGCCCAGCCGGCGGCGGCGATCGCCCCGTAGGCGAGGGCCAGCCAGCCGGCCAGGATCAGCACGCTAGCCACGCTGGGACTCCAGGAGCAGCTGCGCGAAGTCCTCATGGCTGACCTCGTGCAGGACCGTGAACTCGACCATGACCCCGCCGTTGGGGCCCTCCACGGACCTGGCGGTCGCCCAGTCAGTGACTTTGGCGGGGTCGAGGCCCGCGAGCCCGCAGAGGGCTAACGCGAGCCTCCTGGAGGCCCCTGTCGGCAGCAGGTACCTGGCCATCACACTGTCTCGATCCAGACGCGCTCGGCGTCCGCCCAGTCGTACACCCCGTCCCAGACGTCGTCGAACCACCGCACGTCGCCCTCCCTAGCCGCGTCGGCCAGCTCCTCGAGCAGCTCGTCCAGCACCAGGTCCTCGCCCTCAGGCCGGAGCCGGCGAAGCTGGGCCACGATGGCCTCCCCCTTCTGGGGGAGGGCCATCGCGTCGTCGTAGAAGACGTCGGAGACGTCGACCTTCTGCTTCCAGACCGCCATCGTCACATCGCCCGCCCGGCGGCGCGGTTCTCGAGCATCTCGAGGGCGCGGTTGGTGGTGCGGGCGTTGACCCCCGTGTAGGCCCCGATGAACGCCGACTCGCTGGTCCGCTGCGGGCGGACGTGGTCGTAGTACTCGCGGACCCCGTTGAGGGCGGCGTAGGCGGTGCCGCGGCCGAACTCGTTGGTCGGGCTGTCCACGACCAGCGCCTTGATCGCGGCGACCTCGTCTGCCTTGCGGGGGCGGGCCGGCACCAGCCGGTCGAGGAACCCGTCGAGGGCCTTCTCCCCCATCTCCGACCGCAGCAGGCGCTCCCCCGTCGCCTCGAACGCGGAGACGTACTCCTTGATGAGGCCGACGGAGACGGCGGCCTCGGCGAGGCGCTCGGAAGCCTTGGAGGTGTGGGGGATCGACCAGCGCTGGACGGCGCCCCTGACCATCAGGTTCATCACGTTGGTGCAGGCGAACCTGACCGGGGCGACGTGGAGCCTGGTGGCCCGCTTGCCGTCGTGGGTGGTCTCCAGCAGGCCGGTCAGGTCGTGCCGGTCCTCGCCGCCGATGACGATCGGGCCGGGCAGCTCGAAGGCGACCCAGACGCCGCGCCCCGACGCGATGGTGCCCGCGGCCACGAACTTGGCGCCGCCGACCTCGTGGAGGGCGTCGCCCAGCCCGAGGGCCTCGAGGTTCTGGACGGTGTGGTAGCTGCGGCCGACCACGTCGAACGGCTGGAGGGTGTCCTTGCGGCGGCAGACGAAGCGGCCTGGCACCTCCTCGGGCTGGCCCTTGCGGCCGTAGTGGAGGGCGGGGACGAGCTCGACCTCCCAGTCGAGGCCGGCCTCGGCGAGCGCCTCGGCCATGTTGGCCTTGGGGCTGACCTTCGCGCCATGGCGCAGGTACGGGGTCACGCGGTCCGTGGCGACGGCGCCCACGGTCTTGGTGTCGGTCATGGTCTTCTCCTTGGGTGCCGGCCCTTCGGCCGCGGTCCTTCCGCGGCGGGCCGAAAAGTGGGGGTCAGCGAGCTTGCTTGAGGCGCCTGAGCAGCTCCCTCTTGGCGATGTCCCTCTGCTCGCGGACGGCGGCCTTTACGGCCGGCCTCGCGGAGTGGGCCTGGTGGGTGAGCAGGATGACGGCGTCCACGAGGGCCTCGTCCTCGACGCGGCGGAGCTCCTCGCGGAGGCGGCGCTCGCGGGTCGGGGGCATGTCAGCGCACCGCCCTGAGGGCCTCGAGCGAGGTCTCGTAGACGTCTGGCAGGAGGTCGAAGGCCTCGCCCATGCGGGCGTCGTACAGCGGGCACTGCTCCTCGGTGAACGAGGGCTCGCCTGTGTCTGACTCGACGATCGTCTCAGCGGAGTCGTCAGGGTGGCAGCCGTAGCCGATCTTGTGCATGGCGTGGACCCAGGCCTCCGCCTCGTCCGCGGTGGTGAGCGGCTTGGCTAGCAGTTCGTCTAGCTCGTTCATGAACGTCTCGTAGTCCATGGGTCAGCCCACCTGGATGAGCGCGCCGCAGACGCCGCACGACCAGCCGTGGCCCAGTGGGCCGTCGGTGGCGTGGGGGTAGGCGTGCTCCATGCAGTCGTGCTCGGGCGCGGCCTCGAGGCCGCGGCGCCGGAGCTCGGCCTCGACGACCCGCGCCTGCGAGGCTACGAGGTTCTTTGCGGCGAGCTCGCGGAGCTCGCGGTCGCTGATCTGCTGGCAGAACTCGGTCATGACGTCCACGGTGACCTCCCCAGGTCGCACGTCGGCCCCGAGTGGGCCGCACGTGAAAACAATAGCGCGCCGTCGCCGTGCCGGGAGCCCCCTTCGACTGAGCAGTTCCTGGGACTTCCAGGCCGTGCGACGGCGCGCCTTTCCCTGGGCGGCGCTAGCCCGCCTGCCCGGTCCTTGCGTGCCACTCCTCGTGCCCGGCCCTGTCGGCCGGGTCGAGCAGGGCGCCCCCGCAGTCCCAGCACTTCACCAGCAGCGGGCCTACCCCGTACGGGGAGCCCATCGCGATGGTGCCCGAGAAGCCGGTCCTCACGGCTTGGTCCTCGACCGGAACGCCCTGGCGGTCTCGCCCCGGCGCTGGAAGGCGAACACGACCTCGTCGCCGCGTACGTTGGTCGCGGTCAGCCGGCCCTCCTTGGACCCGCGGACCTTGATCTGCCCCTGCATGACCCGCGGCTCGACGTCGAAGTCCTCGCCCCGCCTGATGCGCCGGACCTCACCGTCGCCCCACTCGGCCCACGGGTACTTGCCGTTGCCGTGGCCCGCGCGGAAGTCGTGGGCCTCGAGTACGTCTGCCATGGCGCCACCCTAGGGCGCGGGGAGCGGCCGGGGCCCCAGCCGGTGGCCCTGCTCGGAGCAGACGCACCGCAGGCCCTTCAGCTCGCCGGCCCTCTCCCCCGTCCTGAACCGCTGCTCGGCGCAGCACCCGCTGGTCGCCGGCAGGCCCCTGTGCCGCCGGCCGTCCTCGTCCTCCCAGTCCGGGCCCTCCTCCGGCCTGGCGACGTGGTTGCCGTCGATGCACCAGCCGCACGGCGCCGGCCCCACCCGCTTGCCCTTGTTGTACGTCGCGCCCCCG